GGGCCTGGTGCCTGAATCGTCGTTCGGAAAGCATCATGTTGAGGACACGTTACAGAAGCAGGCATCACACCAGGAAAGCCAGGACAAGGATATCGCACGTTATAAGGCCAACATGAAGAAGCATGAAGGCGACAAGGCCCGCGCTATCGCTGAGACTTTCTCCGTGGCTGAGATGAAGAAGAACGGAACAATGGCGCAAGACGCCGCAAAGGAAGCATAATGGCCGAGTTATTACCACAAGAAGAAGCACTGATGTCCAAGGCCCGTGAGGCTGAGTCCGCACGAGACACGGCATTTGAGCAGATGGCCCCAACGGGGGACTACCCAATGGGTGACCTAAACGCACTCGTTGACTCTTTGAACCAAGTTTTGCCTATGTTCAAGCTTCCGGCCTATCCTCCTTTCCAGGCTGACATAGATGGCTCCTTGCCCACCGAGTTTGTCCAACAGTTGTCAATGGTGGCTGATGCCGCCGAGGCTGCTGGTTTAGAGAGGCTGTCTTTTGATGTGGCAACAGCTACAGATATTGCGGGCCTTGAAGAGATTCAGGCTCGCCTCGACACTTTGGCGGGCAATCAGTCCTTCAAAACCTACCTGCGATCAGAGGCCAAGGGAGAGGTTCCCTCGGATGTACCCGAAGACGCACCACCGTTCGATGTAGCAGCAGCCCAGGCAGCAGTGCCCGCAGTTGCGGTCGATGAAGAATCACTACTCATGGAGAGAATGTAAATGTCAGAAGCAGCACAAGCACAAACAACAGCGCCAGCACCAGAGACTACAGCACCAGAGACTACAGCACCAACAGTAGAGACATCCGCACCAGAAGCCACGGCTGAAGCTCCTAAAGAGGAAGCAAAGCAAGAAGAAGCTACGCCGTCTATTGATGAGTTTGCCTCAGAGAAGATGGAAGATGAGATTTTTCAGTCTGAGACTGACTATAAGGGCGTTGATTACAAGGGAGTGATGGCAGCCCTTGACCCTGAAGCCAAGAAGCTATTCCACAACTTACGCTCCTCTTTTACCAAGAAGACTCAGAACCTATCAGACCAACGCAAAGCCCTGGAGAACGCTAAGTCTGCCCTCCATGCGCGAGAGAAGGCTCTGTTCGAGTCTGATTTCTATAAGACCGTGTCTGAGAAGGCCGTCGTTGAAACCAAAGACTTTGACCCCTACGATGCGAAGTCCTTTGAGGGTCGCATTGAGCAGGAGGTCGCCAAGCGTATGACTGAGATGATGGAGCCTATGCGCCAGGCGCATGTCTTACAGCAGCAGAAGTCTAAACTCGATGTGTTCAAAGCAGATCATCCCGACTTGTCTGAAATGAAAGGAGATATTGTCACTGTCCTCAAAGAGCACAAGCACATGAACCTGGAGCAAGCCTATTGGCAGGTCAAGGGACGGAAGCTTGCCGAGGACATGAAGACCCAGGATGTAGAGGCAGCAGCCTATAAGAAGCTTGCCCGTGAGGCTGGACTAAAGGTTGGCGGTGCTTCTCGTGGTTCTGTTGGTGGTGTTCCAAATCACATCATTGAACGCGATGACCCGGTGGCTATTTACAACTGGATTCGCGACAATAAGAGCAAAGTGAAAATCTGATAGTTGCAATGGAGGTTCTCCTTTGCTATTCTCCTCTTGAAGACGAAGCCCCCTTGTGGATAAGCAGAAGTCATCCGGCCCCGCTTTAGGGATAACCGCTAAACTTCTTTATTATTTACTTACCTATCCATAGGATTCGTCTATCATGGCTATTCAAAACGATATTCTTAGTTCAACTGCGCGTGCGCGGTCTAAGAAAGCGTTGGACAACCTGTTCCAGACTGTACCTCTTCTTGATCACATCAAGAAAGCAGGTGGTGTCGAAGTGATCAACGGTGGTCAACGCATTACTCGCGCTGCAATTCTTGCAGAGCACTCTAATATTACCCAACTCTCCTCTGGTTATGAGGCTGTTTCTTCTTCTGTGGCTGACGTTCTGCGTTCGCCTGAGTACGAATGGTGTGACTTTGTTGCTCCCATCGTAATCACGAAGAAAGAAGAGCTTTCCAACCGTGGCGAAAACGCTGTCATCTCGATTGCTGATTCTCGTATGAAGTCTGTCATTGGCATGCTGAAGCGTGAGTGGGAACTTCAAACCATCCGTGGAACCTCCACTGTTCTGACTGAGCTTGGCTCTTTGAACGGCGTGAATACCGCAACGGGTTGGTTGGAAGAACTTGCTTTCGGCCTTCAAGGCAACACCGTTGGTGGTCTGTCTAAAGCAACGTATGCGACAAGCAACTGGCAGAATCAGACGTTTGACGTATCTGGTGGTGGTGGAACATTCGCCACCCAGGGCTTGAACGGAATGGCCGAGTTGATGCTTCAAACTCAAATCTACGCACCCGAAGGGTCTGTGGACTTGATTCTTGCAAGCCCCACCTCGTACCGTTTGTACAAGAACACCCTGCAAGCTCAAGAGCGCTATCTCCCTAAAGAGACTGTTCTTGATGCTGGTCGTTTGGCTTTGGCCTACAACGGCGCTTTGATGTATGTTGAAAACAACCTCGGAAACGCGGTTGGAGCTAACACTCCTTCCATGATGTTCCTTAACAGCAAGAGCATGAAAGTTGTGTTCGACAGTGATGCTAACTTCTCGATGACTGATTTCGAGAACAAGAGCGGCTACGCTGCTCGTGAAGCACACATGTTCGTTCGCACCCAGATTGTTGCTGATCACCTTGCAAGCCTTGGTTTGCTCGTAGACGCGGAGGCGTAATCATGTTTGGACACTTAAATCATGGAAAATCACCCCTTGAGGTGACCGAAGTAACTGGACAGCATTCGGATATTGTTTCCTTTGCTTGTGCAGAAGCCGTAACCGCTGGTGAGTGGGTCGATTTAGACTCCACCCAAGCCGGTGAGGGTCGCGTAACAACGGTGGTTCAGAGCAATGTCTCTGGTCTTTGCGTTGGTGTTGCTCTTGAAACTGTCACAGCAGCAGAGGTTACCGCTGGTGGTGCTACTGTTCGTGTGTGTGTTGCAGGGTATGTTGCCGCTGCTCGTACAAACGGTGCTGTTGCCGCTACTGGGGACACTCTTATCCCCGCTGGTGCCGGAGAAGTGACCAAGGGTGCTGCAACCGATGTGCTTACTGCCGTTGGTGTTGCTCTTGATGTTGACGCTGGTGGAGCAGGTGCCGAAGTGGCCCCTGTTTGGATCTTCCGCAAGTTGTAAAAACAACCCGCTGAACCTTTGGGCGGGCACCTTTATCGGGTGTCCGCCCTTTTTTCTTAGGAGTAGAAGTGAACCTCTCAGAGATTAGAAACATGGTTGGGTCTATCGTAGACTATGACCCCAATGTTCAGACCTACATTGATGAGGTCAACCGGGTGGTAAACGAGATTTACCTCGACTTCTTTACCGACCGACCCTGGAAGTTCGCCCAGGAGACTGAAGAGATTCAGGTCTATCAAGACGTTATTACAACGAATGCGACAATTGGTATTGGCTCGTCCAGTGTTGTTGATATTTCCGCACCGTTTCTACCCTGGATGGAAGGGGCGATTGTCGAGCTTGTGGGGAATATAACCACAGCAGACAACGGCGAATATATTATTGCCAAGTCCACCGCTGGCGGCATTACTCTTGAGGGTTTTATTGCTTCCGCTAATGATGGCGTTACCGCTACGGTGAAGCAGCGCTTTGTTGATATGCCCGCTGACTGTTCTGAGGTCATGTCCATTGGCATTAGAAGCCCTACGTCAGGAACCCAGGCACACTTTGATTACCTCTCCCGCAACCGGGATGAGGAGCTCAGCCTTCTTCTAAGCAGCACGGGGCTGCCCACTGATTGGCTTATCCACGATGACATCACAATGACCCAGCCTGTCCTGGCTTCTGCTCTTGCAATCAACGCAGCAGGAACCCTTGGTGCTGGTCTTCATTATGTGAAGTACACCTTTATTCACAAGAACAAAGAGAGCGCCCCCTCTCCCGCATCGACGGTGACTCTTGGCGCTGCTGATTCTATTGATATTTCTGGGCTTCAAGACACAGGCGCTAACTCAGGAATCCTAAAGAAAGCCTATATCCGCACCCCTGATTCCAAAGCTTACTACGACTCAAGTGCAGCCACCGCTGCTGAGACGGTTCCAACAATAGGCGCAGCAACTCTTGCCACCGCGTATCTTGTGGCAGCCAAGCGACTCCCTGAGAACGACGGCCACTATAAGCGGGTTCGCCTCTATCCTCGCCAGGACACGGACTACCTTGTAGAGGTTCGCTTTGTCTTCCGGCCTGACCGGCTGATTGAAGAGACAGATGTCCCTGAGTTTCCACCTGACCACCACCGCTACTTGGTTTATCGGGCCTGCCAGGAACTGTTCGTCAAGCATGACAACATCACCCACTCCGAGGTCTACCGCCGAAAGGCAGATGTAGAGATGCTCCGAATGGAGAACACCTACCTCTCCGAGGGCGCAGGATACTGGATCAAGCAAGGGTATCGAGAGAGCCAGATTAGCTATCGCACCGCTACAAGCCTCACGACGAGCGGGTAGTCATGGACGCAAGGCTAAAGCTTGAGATTCCTCACTCTATCGGAAAGAAGGGGCAAGTTCTCCTCGGTGGAATCAACGAGCTTCTACCTCAACCGGATGGCACCGCCACCATATTGGAGAACTTCACCGTAGACCCTGCTACTGGCGGGTGGGATAACCGAATTGGTTATGAGAAGTTCTTTCCTGGGGCCTTGGCTTACCAGCCGTTTATCCTTGAGAAGCGGATTCATAGCCTCTATGTGTGGAGTACCCATAATGGTGCTCGAACCTACACTTTGTTTGAGTCTGAGAACGTTGCCTCACAGCGGGTAAACCTCAAGTTCACAGTGGGGAATACGGGTGCCGGCGGTGGGCTTGTAACTGTTGACGCATTCAGAAAGATCCCCACGCTCAACGAGCCCGTCACAGACTACGAGCCCTTTGGCCGCTACCTCATCATTGTGAATGGCCACGATAAGCCAATGAAGTTCGATGGGGATAGGGCCATACCTCTTGGTTGGGAGACTGTTCCTTCTCCTGTGACTCCATGGGGAACAGATGCAGGCGATCTTGTTGGCGCTGGTTCTGTTCAGAACTTTATCATTCAAGCGATTCCTGGCAAATCGCAGGGCCCCGGATCGTTCCAGCAAACGATTGGCCTTGGCTATATTGAAGACAATCAGAAGAACGCTTATCGGTGGAGGGTGTCTTGGATTTCTGAGTCAGGAAGCGAAAGCCCCATGTCAGCCCCAAGTGGGACTATAAACTGGGACACTATGACAGGTGGCGCCACCACTGAATACGACAACAAACGCCAGGCTGTTTATCTTGGCGACCTTCCCGTTGGTCCCGCTGGAACGGTTGCCCGCAGAATCTATAGAACTAAGAACCTTGGCAAGGGATCGTCTTCTGACGCCACCGCTGCGTACTACTTTATTGACGAGATAAAGAACAATACAGAGGTGTCCTATGTTGACTATACGCCAGACCAGTTTCTTTCCACGTTGGCCCCAAACACTGTAGACAGTGTCACATTCCCGGCGTCCGGGGCTCGATTCTCAGCAACATTCAAAGGATCATTGTTCTTAGATGGTGGCCAAACAAACCCCACCAGAATCTTCTTCTCGAATCCACTGAACCCCGATTCATTTTCTGCCTCAGACTATTTTGATGTGGGTGTGCGGGATGGTGGCGACATTACAGGAATGTTCTCCTACTACAACAGCCTGATTGTCTTTCGCGAGTCCTCTATTGAGCTTGTGCGTGGCGATAATGTCAACGGGTTCAATGTTGTGCCGTTCATTCAAGGCATTGGCTGTAGCGCTATCCACTCTGTTACCGCTGTTCCAGGCGTGGGCATTATGTTCTTGGGCAACGACGGGGTCTACAGGCTCTACGGTGGTCTTGACGGTGGCTCTCAAGTACAGATTGAGAAGATGACACCCAACTTGGTGAAGACTGAGAAGAGGATCAACAAGTCTGTGATGGCCCGCGCTTCTGCCACCTATTCTCCCAAGTGGCGTGAGTGGCATTGCTATGTGCCTGTAGACGGAGAGAGCAAACCCTCTTTCGGCCTGGTCTACCATGTAGACAAGAACGCCTGGTCTACTCGTGTTGGTTTTCCGGTTGGTGTGATTGCCACCGATGCTGGCGGTGAGCTTATCTTTGGTCACAATACAGGCAGGCCTTCTGGTATTGTCACTGACTATGAGACGGGGCTGTTTGTCATCTCCCGCAAGCGTGCTGCTGGTTACACCCTCCCGGGTGGTGTTGACCCCAGCACACAGGATAAGCCACCTCCCACCGCCAAGTATCGCTCTAAGTGGCATGACATGGGCAAGGCTGCGACCAAGAAGTTTGTGAAGTACGTCTACCTCCATGTGATGACCAAGGGAGACAACACGATTCCCTTGAACTACTACAAGGACTTTGACTACACGGGCATTGCTTCTACTGGTGAGAAGATGCAGCGTGCTGACCATGTAGACCAACAGGTGTTCGGTACTGCTGTATGGGATACTGCTGTATGGGAGGAGCCCATGTTCACCACTATTCGCTATCCAATAGCCCAGGGCGCGGCTTCCTTCTTTGCCTTTGAGTTTGAAACTCAGAATGATATTGTCCTTGTGGGATACTCCTTAGAGTTTGGCGCTAACAAAACCCAGACAATCAAGGGTAAACGCTAATGGCTTTCAAGTGGACAGAAGGCGATCACGTTACCAGCAACATCGTTGATGCTACTGAGCAGAACGCCTCCTTCAACAACCTGAAGGGAGAGTTGAACGGTGGATTAGATAGGGAGAACCTGCCTAATGGGGCGTTTACAAGCGCGTCTTTTCACCAGAAAGCTTTTCAGAAGTACGCCCTTGTTCCAAACGTAAGGCTTCAAAACTCCCAGATTCTAACAGCACATTGGGAGTCTGAGCCAGTAAGCCCTAACGAGACACAGGCTATTCGGGCGATTTCTCACAACACCTACAGCGGTGGGTGGAGAACAAACGGTGCCCATTTTATAGAGACACAGTTTGAAGAGGGAATGCTTCACCTTGAGTTCAACTGCTGGTATTGGGTCTATAACTCTACAGCGGACGGGAACTTCTTGAAGACGGCGCAGTTCCAACTTCTTCTTGATGGGTCATCGGTCGTTAGAAGCGGTGCTTTGCTTCAAAATGTTGGCCAAGCCCACCTTGTTGCAGACATTCCAATATCAAAAGGAAGCCATAAGATTGAGCTCCAGTGGAGAACCAGTGCTTTCCATGAGGTATCTGTGGGCTCTGCGAACCCGGTGGTTATTGGTGATCCTGTTTTCTACTACGACGGTGGCCAACTCTTAGCCCTCAACAGGTATCGCTAATGTCTACTGTAAACTCCACAAACGAAGTGCCTGGCGCTGTCACAAACGCCGTCTCCGTGAACACCAAGTTTACCAATGTAGCCACCGCTTCAGGGGCTATCAATGAGGAGAATGTTCGGTCAGAGGGTGTCGATAGGCGCAATCTTGCGGGGTCTTCCGATGTCCCACTTGCCGCTGTAGAGTACACAACAAACAGTATTTCTTCTTTACCTACAGGTGTTTACGCTGCCCAGGCGGGGATAAACTTCTTCTCTATTACTCATGGTGATGGCCTTCTTGTTGATATGAATGCCGCCCCTGTAACCATCAAGGCTGGCGACCTTGTTCGTATTCACTTCAACATATTCTTGGACAGCATTGACGATGCTCAGTATGGAACGTATGGGCCAGCAGGCCCAAACTCTGTCGCGCGGAGACAGAACCCAGCAGACGCTATTGGCATGTTGTTCTTTCCAATGTGGAAGATAAACGGTGGTGGGGCCTTTACTGTTCTGCCAAACGAGGCGCCACTCAACTCTGTGCTTGTTGCCCCTGCTGGGATTAGAATAAACAACACCACAGACAAAAGTGACTCTGTGGCCTTTGTTTCAATGGAGGGCTACGTCTCTTCTGGTAACTGTGTTGCTGCCAGGAATATCCACGGGTCTTGGAATTATATCCACACTGGCGCTGACGTTACTGTAGAAGAGATTCAACTACACGGTCGCGGGCCTATGGTCTATCAGTATGACGGCGTGTCTCGTGAGTTTCATGCGCCTGTCTGGGGAGCAGGAAGGTATGCTGCGAACTTTCTCGACATCCCCGCTGCTGGTGCCAACTTCGATGTGACCTTATCTAATGGTCAGGTTGGGTTCATGGTTCTGAGGGGGGATTCATAATGGCGTACATTCCACCAAACACCTTTGCTGCCACTGCTGCTATTAGCGCTCCTGACCTACAAGAGAACGTAGATGTCATGCGTAATTATGTTGATGGAAATATAGTAGCTGGTGATATCGCTACAGATGGTTGGGTAAAGCCAGAACACATCATGCGCGGCCATTACAACCCAATAGTGAATATGCATTCATTTGCTACGGGCCTGGTGGGAGGAAAGCTTGCCACCAACGATGAATACTCATTCATTGGCAATGGGTACACGGATCGCGGCGGGCCAACGGACCCTGACGCTGCAAACTATCCAGGTACAACGGTAGACTTTTATCTTGCCGCCCCTGCTGATGTGATGGTTCAGTTCTCTGCTTATCCAACAACGCCCTCAATGCCTACAGTGAACTTCAACTATGCTTCACGCTTGTTTATTCATTTAGATGAGAACAAACAGATGGGGACAAGGTGTTGGACAACGCAATTCCCAAGCGGTGTCGCTGCGGATCTGCGCAGGATTTCTCATTATCAAAGCACTTGGTCTGGTTTCTACATTGAGAAGAACGTCCCAGCAGGACAGCATTCAATTACCCTACGCGGCTTCACTCGCGCGAGGTATAGTTTTCTAACAAAGTGGTCAGTAAGCCTTGAGGCTTTCTATAGGTAGGTAGTATGGCGAGTAGATTGACTTCAGCAGCACAGGGGGCATCAACAGGCGCAACTGTTGGCAGCACTCTTGGGCCCTATGGAACCCTTGCTGGTGCTGGTATTGGCGCTATTGCTGGCGGCATTGCTGGGGGGCCTTCAGAGGCTCAACTCCTTGAAGAGAAGCGCATGGCTGAACTTATGCGCAGACAGGAGCTCGGCACTCTTGGCTTGACAGAACAAGAGATGCAGGTGGCTATGGGCCAAGCACAAGGCGCTATCAGTCAACAGCAGCAGGCCCAGAATGCCCAGCAAGCAGGGCTGATGGCCTCACAAGACCTTGGAGCAGGGGCAGTCTTTAGAGCCCAGCAGGAGGAAGACTCCCTGAAGCGCCGAGAGATGGAGGGTGCTCGCCAGAAAGTAGTCCAAAGAGACATTATTGAGAAGAGGCTACAGGAGCAGGAGCTTACAACCCTTGCAGGGCTTGCTGAGAAGCGGCAAGAGTTAGAGAGAGAGGCCATGGTTACGGCTCTTACTGATGTTTCAGGCCAGGCCATTGGTGCGGGAACAGACATCTTCAAACTGACAGAGGCAAAGAAAAAGGAGGCTGCCATGGAAACCAAGGAGTTTGATGCTTGGGATAAGAAGTTCGACACGGCTTTCGGTGGTCAGGGCCAGGCTTCTGTTGGCGCTCAGATGGATATGTACGACAATGTTCAACCCCAGTTTGCAAGCGCCCCATTGGGGATGACTGGATTTGGTGGCTCGCCCGGTCTTTCAGAAAGATTGGCCACGCAGCAGTTCAACACTCTCGGAATGGGCGGGAACTTTTCATACGGCGAAAACCCTCTTGATTTTCAAGCCTTGATGAGAGAACAGAAAAGGAAAAGACTCCTTGCTTCTTTAGGAGAACTGTAATGCCGACTAACGCAGAATCATTTGTTGGGTCTTACGTCTCATCGTTAGAAACCTTCTGGAACAAAGAGCGTGAAGAAGCGAAAACAATCCTCATGGCTGAGGAGCGTAATCGTGGTGCGTTTATTCAGACACTTGAGATGTCTATCCGCGCCGCTGATAAAGACATTCTAAACTGGACAAAGCTTGAGGGCACTGCCGATAGAGCAGAGCGCAGGCTTATCCTTGAACGCCAACGCCTAAGCATTAGTAGGGCCAAGGCTCGCATGCGAGGTGTCCGTTCAGGCAGTGTGGCGGGCTCGGCTTTCGATGACCTTGAGAGCAAGTTCGCACAGAAGGCTACAGGTAAAGGTGAGAAGAGTCTCAGTCTGGCAAAAATCGTTAGCCGTGGAAAGTCAGACGAGGAAGTGGCCAAGGCTATTGTGCTCTCCCTCCAAAACGAGACAGACTTATCAAGCCTAATCGCCAAGACAGGCGTTGGCGTTACCGGTGGTGCTGGTGTTGAGAACAAGGCCGCTGCCGGAAGTGGCATTATGCGGACCCTTACGGAGCGCAGCGCTCGCAACCGGCTTGGGATTAGCAAGAAAGCCCTACAAATGGCCGCTGCTACGATGGTGGGGCTTCACGGGTTTGACGCCCAGGGCCGCCCACTTCCAGACCACAGCAACCTTCTTGGCCCAGAAATGGTTTCCAAGATGCGCGGTGCTGTAACAATGCGAGCAGACAAGGCTGTTGCTGCTGCTCCCAGCGGGGCAGGGGACAAGGCCCTGGCTGATGAGCTTCAGCGTAGCGGATTCTTGCTTGAGGACTTCCTTCCAGCGATGGAGGCGACAGGTCTTATTCAGCGCCGTGAAG